AGATGCTGATATGATGGCTCAACTTGCTACAGGATTACAAACACCAACAGGAATTCAATTCTATACCGCTAACCCTAACCAAGCAAATGGAATTACAATTTCAGATTCATATACAGTATTCTCTAGATTAGCTCAAGGTTTAACAACTTACCCAAACAATCCTGATGTATTATTCTTTACAGAAGCTCAATACACTCAAATTGCGGCTGCTACAACAAATTTATCAGCTACCATACCAGGAGTATCAACATTTACTTCAGCTAATATCAATAATACAACAGCTGCTAATTACTATCTGTTAGTATTAGGAGACGCAAACGGAACAGGACGTAATTAATATGTTACGCTATATAATCATAGCACTGTTATCAATAAATTCACTATATTCCCAGGTACAATTTCAAGTACCTGGGATTACAGTGTCTCCATCTAGTACTATAGATCTTCCTGTAGTTATTCAAACAAATGGAAATGGAGTAGGGAGTTTAGAATTTGCTTTAAATTATGACCAAAGCATCTTACAATTCTCAGAAATAATCTTATCTGAAAAAGCACAGACCTGGTTAACATATACAATGGATACTGGAAATGGTAAAGTAAGATGGGGAGGGTATGATAGAACACATGGACAATATACTATAACAAATCCAACAGAACTATTTATACTAAAATTCACAGTACTAGATCCTAACTTTACTCAAACTCCTATAACAATAGGAAGAAAAACAGCAGGAGATGTACAAGGATGGGATATCGCTGTAACTAACACAAATGGGTATGTTAATATGAATAGATTTGCAGCTCCTTTAGATGAAGACGGTATTAATGGTAGAGCATATCCTGTACCAACAAATGATGTTGTAACAGTAGATTTATCTCTTCCAGTAAGTGGAGATTATAACATAATAGTATATGATCTAAATGGTAATGTTTTACAAAATAAAAAACAACGTTTTGTAAAAGGAGATAATTTAATTCAAGAAAATTTACACCCTTACTCAAGTGGTATCTATTTATTGCAAATAACAAATGTTAAATTTGTAAAAACATTCAAAATTATAAAAAATTAAAACTATGTCAGAAGAAACAAACAACGACGGTACTTGGTCAGGATTGAAAAAAACCATTATTGGAACATTAACTACAGTAATTGGTGGAGGAGGTATTTGGTTATCAACAACTTTATTTGGAGGTCACTCTGAAGATAAAGAAGAACCAAAAACAGAGCAAGTTGCACAACCTGCTGCCGCACCTGTTGTTATTAATTTACAAAATAATAACACCAACCAACAAAAACAACAATCAAACAATTCAAATTCTAACAACGTTAAGCAACAAGCACCTCCTGCTCAAGTAGCACCTGCTCCTGCTAAACCAAAAACAGAAGAAGAACCTTGGTAAGATTATTCACAATATTATTTCTAGCTTTCAGTATAGTAGGTTTTGCTCAAAAGGTAGGATCTACTAAAACTGAAGAATATAAGGCTGATTTTGAAAAAAAACAGTCTTTAGAAGTTGTATCTGATTATACTGATACTATTCAAATACCAATTCAAATATTAAAAATTGGTATTAATGAAGAATTATATGAAATGTACCCTGAATTAAAAGACAAAAGAGTTGGTTTAGGGGTTTCAAATATTGTATTAGAGTATTTAGAATCAACAAATAGGTTTGTATTTACAGAAGAAAGAAATGAGATAAAACAAAACATGATTGCTCAAGACAAAGCATCAGCAAAAGGAATCTCATCAAATAAAATAGTTGTCAAAGGAAATGTTGTTTTAGCTAGATACTTTGTATATATTGAAGTATATGATTTCTCAGTTGGTGAAGATGAAGAAATAGGAGGCAACGGAATAGAAATAAAACAAAAAACAATAATAGGGTTACAGATAAGATTTGTGGATGCACAAACTGGTGAAATAATTACTGGATCAGGTTCCGGTGAAGCGGTTACAGTGAAGAAAGCAAATCTATTAGACGGACTCGACGATACAAAATTCAATCAATCAACAATCGGAGTATCTACCAAAAAGTCATTAGAAACTGCTTCTTCAAGAGTAGTAAGTAAAATGATTAAAAAGGGGATATTTCGTAGTTAATGAAAAAATGGATATTATTATTTTTACTATTATCAACCCTGACCTCTTGGGGCCAATACACCTATACTTACAAAGATCCTTGCACCTTAACATTAAAAAGCGTATTTGTACCTGCTGGAGGTGGTGTAGTGGTAAACTATTTTGACAATCAAAATATATTTACTTCAAACGACTTTTCTTCAGGGGTTTTTGACAACTGGATAGCTCAAGTATCTCAACAAAATTCAAATTCACCATGTGAATCTGTAACTACCGCTATTGTAAATAATATAAACAATATTACAGTAGCTAACACATTAACCGTTGTCACAAATGTAATATCAGTAACAAACGTAGCTCAATCTATAGCAACTATAGGAGGATCTATGGGAAGTTCTATGACAGCTACAGCCGGAGGCGTAACAAATTCTTCACAAAGTGAAGGAAGCAGTACTAACCAAAACTCAAAAGATGACAAAAAAACAAGTCCAAATACATCTACAGGAACGAATTCAGGAACTACTGGAACAAGCTCAACAAGTAACCAAAATCAAGGAAGCCAAACCAATCCTAGCACTTCTGGAGGAACATCTTCACAACCTTCATCAGGAACACCTCAACAAGGAAGCAACACTACAAATCCAAATCAATCAACTTCAACAGGAAGTTCAACGTCTGAGTCATCTGTAGAAGGATCAAGTGGTGGTGGAAACAATCTAGCTAATTCATTATCAAACGCAGTAGATGGTGGGTCAGCTGATGGAGGAAGTTCATCAGGGGGAACATCAGGTAGTAGTAAAAAATCTAATGCTGCTACTAAAAATGCAGGGAGTTTAATAGCTTCTGGTGATATAGTAGCTATTGCAAATACTGATCAAACACAAAATTTTAGAATTGTAGGAAGTATAACTCATGCTAATACTAGAGGAACTAGAATTAAAGGAGTATTGTTTAATTATACTTCGGGTGTTGATAATTTAAATGTTACTTTTTACAAATCCTGGATTAATAAATCTAGAAAACTAAACACAGTAGGAGCTCAATCTTTTATGATGGATTTTGATAAAAACTTTTTTAGTACAACTACAGTATTAGAATCATATAAGGTAAATAAAAAATTAACAGGAATGTTCGGTATAAACTTCACAGCAGGTAAGATGGGAGAAAGATCTCTGTTAAATATGTCTGCTGTAGGAGGTGCTCATACTACTTTTAGAGTAAATGATAGAATTAGTACTAGTTTACTTGTATTAGGAGTATATTCTCCATTTACTCAATTTTATGAAGGTAAATGGTGGGACGCAGGAATATTAGCTGTACCCTTTAATTCATGGGACATAAAAATAACAAAAACCTTTAAGTTTAACGTAAGCTTTACAGGAGTGTACCAAGTTGGTGAATCATTCCTAAACTATCAAGTACTCACAGGAGGTAAATTAAATTTCTAATATATGAAAACATTAAATCAATTATTTGAAAAGTTCTACGATAAAATTTCTAATTTCCTTTTTGGAAAATAAATTATTAAACAATATGAAAAAATTAATTTTTATTTTATTATTTCCTATTTTCATGTTTTCACAAGAGTGTTATACTGTTAAAGAAATAACTTCAAGTGCTCAAATCGAAGAAATGAGTCAAAAAAGAATTACATTTGGTATTAAACAAATGGCTGAAGAATTAATATCTGACAAATATTCTATATGTCAAGATGGTAATCCTGTTATTATTGATGTTTATTCTATAGAAGCGCCTTCTAAAGGAATGTCATTAGGGCCATTTGCTAAAAATAAAAAACAAACTATAGTAAAAATAAAAGTATTATTAGGTGATAAAGAATTATTAGGTGAAGGATTAGCCGAAACATCAACACAATCTATGTTTTTAGATTTAAATGATGATAATTTACCATTCAATAAAACTTCATTTGCATCAGCTATCAAAAAAGCATTAGAATCAGCTTTAAATTAATATTTATCGACAAATGTTATATAATTTGTTTTGAAAGTAGGTTACATAATTAATTAACTTAAAAACATATTTTATGGGATTTTTCAGTATTTTTAAAAAATCAAATGATTACAATGAAAAAGTTGTAATTGGATTCATGTCATTTATGGTAATGGTAATTGCCATTGTAGTAGACCTTGTAACAGGTTACATGGGTAAAGCATTAGAATTAAACGAGTACATCTTCGACGCATTTATGTACATCACATTAGGTTCATTCCTTCCAGATGTATTAGAAAAATTTGCAGAATTTAAAAACGGTAAAAAAGAAGAATAATTATGAGCTTAAAAAGTTTACAAGCTAAAATAGGAGTAGCAGCAGACGGAGCATTCGGTCCTGGTACTATGAAAAAAGCAATGGAATTTTATAAATTAACTCCTGTTAGAGCTGCGCATTTCTTTGCACAAACAGCTCACGAAACAGGTGGTTATAAATTGTTTTCTGAAAACTTAAACTATTCAGCACAAGGATTACAAGGTATCTTTGGAAAATATTTTCCTGGTACTTTAGAAGAATCATATGCTAGAAATCCTGAAAAAATCGCTAACAGAGTTTACGCATCTAGAATGGGTAACGGTGATGAAAAATCAGGAGACGGTTGGAAATACAGAGGTAGAGGTGCTTTACAATTAACTGGAAAAGATAATTATGCAGCATTTGCTAAATATTTACAAAAACCAGAAATCATGACTAATCCTGATTTAGTAGCTACAGAATATTCATTTGAATCAGCAATGTTCTTCTTTGACAAAAACAAATTGTGGGAGATATGTGACAAAGGAATCAACGATGCAGCTATCTTAGCTCTTACGAAAAGAATTAACGGTGGTACTCATGGTTTAGCAGATAGAAACGAAAAAACTAAAAAGTATTACGAATACGTTAAATAGTTAAATATAAGATGAAAACTTCACTTTTAATTACATTATCATTGACAACAGCATGCGCATTTATAGGTTCATATTTTATGAATCTAACAGCAGATAACATCGAACAGTACCTATCAGTAGCATTTGTAGTATTTGCTGATGGGTTCTTCGGTGTGTGGGCAGGAGTTAAAAAAGAAGGATTCAAAACTTATAGAGCTTTAAAAGTATTAAGAACATTTGGATTCTGGGTAATAATGCTATCAGCAATCCTAACAATAGAAAAAGGATTTACTGGGACAAGTTGGTTAAGTGAGACTATTATAGCTCCCTTCTTAGTATTCCAGTTAATTTCTATTTTAAAAAATGCCTCAATGGTAGGTGTAGTAAAAAATGAATTATTAACTCAAATCCTGGATAAATTAGATAAACACAAGGGAGAAAGAGGATAAATTAATAAAAATAGAATAATACTAGGTTGGATAATTCCCAACCTTTTATTATCTTTATAAAAATTTAAAGTTATGAAAAGAATAGAAGATTATAACAAAACACTTCCTATTGTAGAATTATATACAGCAGTACAATCAGAAGGAAGTAGAGCAGGTTATCCAACCGTAGTAATCAGAACAACAGG